TGTCCAACCACTTATTGGTTGGCAAGAAGTTGAAAGTCGCTGGAAGGTCAGTGGAACGATACTTCGAGTACCAGGCCGCTACCGTGAATGGGGATTGTGGTGCACCTCTGTGTGTGCTCAACCCCTCGAGATTCAGTGGGAGAGTTTGCCTTGGCTTCCATTTTGCAGGAACAAGCGATGGAGCCTACGGTTATTCGACAATTGTGACCCAGGAGATGATTGAGACAGCTATGAAGAAGTTGACTGTTGTTAAGGACAATTTCGAGCAAGATCTCAGCGGCAGGGGCGTGCAGTTGCACAGTTCGCACGAGTTGCCTTTCGATGTGTCTGGCAGCTTCTTACCCTTGTACGTTGTTGACAAACCAGCGAATATTAGCCCCAAGTCGGCTTACTTCGTGACGTCGGAGTTTGGATGTGTTGGCGAGTACAAGTGCAGGCCAGCTCACCTCGGTCCTGTGAAGCGAGGAGACACATGGGTGTACCCTATGTGCAATGCAGTGTTGCCTTACAGTACGAAGTTGCTACATTATGAGCAGCCTTGGTTGGAACAAGCAGTGTATACAGCTCTCAAGCCTTTCAGGGAGCTCACCAAGGGACGCGACAGGCGCATTTATACTTTTGAGGAAGCTGTCGCTGGCATTGCGGAAGAGAAGTTCAGGTCGATACCCAGAGCAACATCTCCTGGGTATCCGTACACGCTGGAATTCAAGAACGGAAAGAAAGAGTTCTTTGGAGACGGACAGGACTATGATTTCACCAGTAGTGCCTGTGCCGAGTTGAAAGCGAGCACAGAGACCGTGATCGACAGCGCCAAACAAGGCACGCGTTTGAGTCACGTGTTTCTCGATATTTTGAAGGACGAGTTGAGGTCTGACGAGAAGGTTGAGGCTGTTGCTACGCGCCTCATTTCGGCTGCACCGGTTGACTATTCCTTGTGCTTTAGGCAGTACTTTGGTGCCTTCAGTGCTGCAGCCATGTCGGTGCCCATCAAGTGCGGTATGGCCCCCGGTATCAATTGTTTTGGAGACTGGGACGCACTGGGCACGAAACTTTCTTCCAAAGGTCCTGACGTGTTTGACGGTGACTTCAAAGCGTTTGACTCATCTGAACAACCCTCCATCCATAACATCATATTGGAGCACATCAACCAGTGGTATGACGATGGACCTGAAAACGCTTTGGTCCGGAAGGTGCTTTGGTTGGAATTGACGCACTCGAGGCACATTGGTGGCAAGGGTTTCGATCAGAAGCACGTGTACCAGTGGAACAAGTCCCTGCCAAGTGGACACCCGTTCACCACCATTGTCAACTCCATTTATTCCCTGACCCTTTTGGTCGGAGCGTACATAAGCAGGACGGGAGATCATTCTGGGTTCTGGAGCAACGTTTCGGCTGTCACGTATGGTGATGATAACGTGGTGAACGTTGCGTCGGAGTGGAAGGATGTTTACAACCAACAGACTGTGTCTTTCTCACTCGACAAGGAGTTTGGTGTGAAGTACACGCCAGGGGACAAAGGCTCAGTCTTTCACGATACGATGTTGTTGAGCGAGGTCACTTTCCTGAAGAGGAGGTTTCGCGAAGAAAGGGGGAGGTGGTTGTGCCCCCTCGAGTTGGACAGTTTCTTGTACACGGCGTATTGGTGCAAGAACGGAAAATTGATGAAGAAGATTATCATCGATGATTGGGAGAATGCCTTGGAGGAGCTCTCAATGCAGGAACCCAGGCTCTGGGGGGAGTATGCCAACAAAATCTTTGGAAGGTTGGCTTACCACGGAGCGGACTCGCGCTACATCCCACGGCGTGAGTGCTACCTTGACGCCGTTCTACGGCGCACGGATGAGTGGTACTAGGGATCTATATACGCGCAGCGCGTACGAGAAATACATCGAGTGGCGGAAAAGCTCGCTGCGGACAGGAAGTCTCTAGAATGGCCTAACCATTATGGTTTTACTACTCAGGGCGGCCTATAGCCCAGAGAAGCCACGAGCGGTTGCGAGTTTGAGATGGCTCGCAGTCTGTACATAGTCTTGCTGCAACTACAATCAAAAACAACGTGGAGCCCACGCCCACAAATGCGCGTGAGGAGGTGGTTGACTGTTCGGAGATCATGTCGCTTACAATTGAGAGCAACAAGGAGACGACGGGAGTTACAACTTTTGAGTCAGAGGCCTGTGAGCAAGTTCAGGTGCTGGGAGCCCACCATGTGCCCCCTACTTTGGCAACTGTACAGACCGATTTGCAGAACCTCAGTAAGTATTTCGCCAGGCCGAGACTAATTTATTCGAGTGCCATTCCTACCACTTACGCCAATATGTACAACTCCAGGGTCAGCGTGTCTGATATGCTTACCACTTACTTCCCTGACGGTGACATTCGTATGACAGGCGTGTTCTCGATCAGATTCTCTTTGGTCTACACAATACAGTTGGCTACGACACCTTACCATCAAGGTGTGTTGGTCGCCAGTTGGCAATACGGCGACATATCGACAAGTTTCTCGCCTACTTCTGGGGATACGGCGAGGGGAGCGATACCAGGTATGCAAACCAATTTGCCGCATGTGAGGATGGATGTGTCTGACACAACTATGGCCACACTCAAGGTGCCTTTCCTTAGTGTGCAGGAATCACTGACTGTATCCTCAGCTATAGAGTATGGTATTTTTACTATCACGCCATTGTTGCCAGTTACTTCAGGACCAGGCACCAGCAACCCCACTTTGAGGTTGTATGTACATTTGGAGGACTTGGAGTTCTTCGGTGCTGTCCCACAAGAGTCTGCTTCTGTGGCGCTTCAGTCGGGTGCCGTCGCCAAGGAGTTCATGAAAGATACCCACCCCTTCAGCTCAGGTTTGTCTTCGATGGGTGAGGTGTTTAGATATGTCGCCCTAGGCATTCCTTCTTTGTCCAGTTTGGCAGGGCCACCTGCGTGGTTCCTGGCCCAGGCGGCTAAAGTCGCCCGTTCATTTGGCTTTTCGAGGCCGATCACCACAGACCCCCCC